ATCCACTTCGAAACGAGCGGGTCCGGGTCCGGGTGGACCAACGCCTTCTCGTTCCAGACAGCAGCCGGCAAGGAGGGCTTCACGGCGATCGCAGACGGGGACCTAAAGGGCAAAGTCAACGGCTACATCAAGGTCTACGATGTGGCCACGGGACAAACGCTCTACATCAACTGCTACGACACGGTCCCGAGTTAAGTCAACCTCGGGGGCCCCTTCGGGGGCCCCCATTTTTAAGGGGAGGCGAAGCATGGCAACCCAGCAAGCATGGGATGACTTCAGCGCCGTTAAGTCCCAGGTCACCTACATCGAGGGGGAACTGTCTGTTTGTATCAAGGACGCGGCCCACAAACTCCAGGTCCTCGTCGAGGCGATCGTGGCGGACCAAGCCAGGGCGGCTGCTGTCGCTGCGCTGGCCGACCAGCACCCGACGCACACAACGGCCTATCTGCTCGACAAGTACGCGAAGATCCTGGCCGTCAGGGACGCCCTGGTGGGCCAAGGTTTTTAATCCAATTAACTTTCGCAGGAGGTCTTCATGGAAGCGCAGAACGGCCTGGTCCCCTTCGAGCTCGAAGTAAAGGATCGGCTGGTAATCCCCGAGTTCTTCCCCGAGCGCGGCAGCCTCATCATCAAGACGCTGGAGCGCGACATCGCGAACAAATGCATGTTCTCCCAGGCTGAAATGGCCGAATACGGCATCATCCAGAAAGCCGAGTCCGGCCAGGTCGTCTGGGATCCGGCGAAGGCCAAGCCCAAGACGGTCGGATTCACGGAGGCGGAGATCCGCTTCCTCAAGGATCAGGTCGACCGGATGGACCGGGAGCAGGCGTTCACGGCGCAGACCGCGGAGACCGCCCTGAAGATCAAGAAACTATGATCATTCCCGCGTTCTTCGAGAAAGAGCTCCACACGATCGACCAGACCTATCGGGTCGAGGAGACGGACGACCACGACGGCTTCTTCGTCATCAAGGATGTCGACCTGACCCTGAAAGCCGACGGCGGAAAGACGCTCTCTATTCGCGACCCGAAGATGCTCCGCGTCCGCGGACCGCTCATCGTTCTCTGGGTCCCGGCGCTCGACTCTCGGGCGCTCGACAAGCTCAGGGAAATGAAGCTCAGGGCGCTGGAGCTCGGCATCTACGACAATCCGGTCAACGAGCTTGCCTATTACAAGTCGCTCCAGAAGAAGGCGCGGGAGGCCCGTCGAGACCTCGCCGTAGACATGATCTCCGAAGGGCTCATGGAAGCCCATAAGCTCGAACGATCGAGATCGTGGTCATACGGAGGTGAGAAGCCCAAGGAGAAGTAAATGGCCAACGACATCACCACCAATCCACGCCTCTGGGTCCTGGACACCGTAGGCGCGATCAAGGCCGCGGGGAACCGCGTCCTGGTCAGTTCCGTGCATTTCGAGCCGGCTGCTGTCGCGAACATCCTGGAGCTCTCGGAATACGCCCCGGACGGATCGACGGCCCAGCGGATCATCCGCCTTCGCGGCGGAGCGGCTGCGGCCGATCCCGTGGACGCGATCTACGATCCCCCGGTCGAAATGAACGGGCTCTACCTCTCGACGCTCACGGCCGGCGGAGTCTGGGGCGGGATCAAATCAGTCGACACCAAGATCACGGCGTAATAGGGGGCTCAAATGACCCTAGCCGAGATCATCCAGTCCGTCCGCTATCTGGTCAACGAGCTTTCGACAGATGTCGGGGCTCTGCTGGACGACACGGGGAACCTCCTCGACTTCGTCCACGACGCGGTGGAACAGGTCGTCATGGACCTGGTCGACATCTACCCCAACGAGCTCCTGGCCTACGAGGATGTCTCAATGGTCGCCAACACGGCGAGCTACACGCTGACGACTGAGTTCTGGCAGATCCTCAAGATCGAGAAGATCGTCGCCGGCGAGAACGAGACGGAAATGGATGTCGTCGACCAGCTCGCCATCCAATACGCCAAGACACACGACGAGACATCCGACCGCCCCTACGGGGCCTTCATCACGGGCCAGACGCTGTGGATCTACCCGACGCCATCGGCCGCGATCACCAACTATGTCCGGGTCTGGGGCATCCGGGCCGAAGCGACCACAATGGCCGTCGCCGGCCCCGCCTATCTGCCCCGGCCGACCCACCGGCTCATCGTATTCTGGGCGGCATCGATGATCGCCTCGATGATCGGCGCGGCCCCGGACCGCTATCAGCTCCTCTACCAGAACCGGCTGGCGCAGCTCCGCCGGATGTATAAAGACAAGTTCCAGCAGGCGCCTCGCTTTGTGCGCGAGTCCGTTGTCGAACGGACCACCAGGGATGTTCGTGAAAAAGTTTTCGTCGACCTCGATTGGCCGTAAGGAGCCCCTGATATGCTTGAGAATGTCCAGGGCCTCAAGCCCGTAGTCATACGGCTAGACGGCGGAGTCGACGAAGAGAGTCCGACCGACGGCCTCCTCCAGGAGGACGCGGTCAAGATGACCAACTGGCGCCTCTCCCGCGACGGGAAGAGGATCCAGAAGCGGGCCGGACTCGACGAGGAAGGCCTGGTCGCGGCCAACGAGGATGTCTACGGCTACGCGACCTACACGGACTCGTCCGGGAACCATTGCCAGCTCGCCGCGCTCGAAGGACAGCTCATGCGGAAGGTGGGCGCCGGAGCCTGGGCGCAGATCTACGACTGGCCGTCGTCCGCGACGATCGACCATACGGTCAAGATCCTTGAGATCCAGGACAAGCAATTCATCATCACCGAGAAGGGCTCCAGGGTCATCCTCTCGGACGGATCCGTAGGCCAGGTCGGCGTCAGCCCCCCGACAACGCTTCCGACAGCTACGCCCCAGGCAATTAGCGGCGTCAGCCCGCCCCTCAACGAATACATGGTCTATGCCAGCCAAGCGGCCATGAACGCCGTCTGGACCGACGGAGACACCGGGACTGGCGCTTCGACATGGACGACGACGGATCCTGGCGGGAATGTGGGCCCAGACGCAGACTCGGATTACATGCGCCTCTATGTGACAGGCAGCGGCGCAACGGACATCGCCAACCGCTACCGGAGCCTTTCTGGATTCGTCGGGAAAGACTATACGATCGACCTGGCCGTCTACATGGTCTCGGCCTGCTACGCCGGAAAATCGACCCTTAGCGGGTTCCACATCTACTACGACGACGGCGACAGGAGGCTCCATTTCTCCCTCGGCGTCGACGGGCTCTTCTGCTACGCGGACAACGGCTGGCGGACGGCGCTCGTCAAGAAGTTCATCCCCATCGGCAAATGGATCAAGCTCAAGATCCAGATCAAGAAGAACATGGAGTTCTATTCGAGCACGACCTACCGGCTCGATGTCACGATGGAATGGGACGACGCCGTCCAGAAAACAGGGATCCTCGAAGCCCATTATCCGGCAAGGTCGACGAGCGAGGGCTATTGCTCCCTGCGGCAATACAGGGCCGGCAACTTCTACATCGACCACATCATCATCGCCACCGACGAAGCCGTCACGGCGGCGGCTCTCACGGGCCATTACAAATACGCTGTCAGCTTCATCCGCGGCACCAACTACATCTGCGAGTCGAACCCCGTCAGGTCGGCGATAAGCTCCGTCACCTTTTCTGGGATCGGCCCGAACGACATGACCGTCGATTCGGAGTCCGAATACACCGGGGACAAGACCAGGGTCTACAAGATCCAGATCACAAGCCCCCTGGCCGACGAGATCCGCTGGTCCGAGGACAACGGGTCGACCTGGATCGAGGATAATCGCCAGGTCACATCGGAAATGGTGCTGTCCTACGGCGTCATAATCAACTTCGCCACGACATCCGGCCACCAGATGTCCGACGCCTGGACCTTCACATGCTCGGTCTCGGAGGCCACGCCGCTCTACCAGGCGGTCAGGCTCTCTTCGATCCCGACATCGGCGGACACGACCGTCACGGGCCGGAAGATCTACAGGACCAACGCCGGCGGATCGGAGTTCTACTACCTGACGACGATCGAGGACAACACGACGACGACATACGACGACTCGAAGGCCGACGCCGCCCTCGGGGAGCTCATGACGACCGACCACGACCTCTTCACGGATGCGTCGACGGCGATCGGAAAGTTCGCCGAATGGTGGGATAACCGCCTCTGGATCGCCGACCATTCGGAGAACCTGATCTACTACTCGGCCGTCCGGGACGGCGGGGCGGCGCCGTGCGAGTTCGACATCGCCAACCGCTTCATCCCGGTCAACCGCGGCGACCAGGACGATGTCATCACGGCGCTCAAGGCCTACAAGGACGCCCTCTATGTCTTCAAGCCGAACGACATCTTCATCATCCAGAAAACGAGCTCAGGCTACGGGATCTACCACCTCAACTCCGACCTCGGCTGCATCGCCGACAACTGCGTCTGCGAGGTCAACGACTTCCTGATGTTCCCGTCCCAGCGCCAGATCGAGCTTTACGACGGCGTCCGCAGCTACCACCCCGCCTTCTCCGTGGCCGTCACCAAGACCTTCCTGACGGCCGATCCGGCAGGCTTCAAGTATATGTCGATCGCTCACGACAAGCAGTATAACGAGGTCTGGCTCTCGATCCCCGGCCGGCTGTCCGGGGCCGCGGCGATCACGATCGTCTGGAACTACATCCGAAACAAGTTCTATTTCTTCCAATTCTACAAGACCCCGTCTGTGCTCGCCCGCTGCAAGGACTTGACCGGCAAGTCCGTCCTCAAGATGGGGACGCGCGACGGATACATCTGTCTCTGCGACTACGGATACGCCGACGAGGCGACCGCCATCACGGCCACCTATCGGAAGGGCTGGATCGACATGATAGGCCACGGCGTCGGACGGCTCCTCAAAACGGACTACGAGCTGCCGGCCTCGATGACCATTACGGCCAACATCTATGTCGACATGCAGACGGCGGTTTTCAGGACCTATGCCCTGACCGGGGACACGCCGGGGGCGACGGACATCGAGCAGCGCAGGATCATATCCGACAAGGCGGAGCTCGGGACGCGCCACAGGTATATCGCCGTCGAATACGCGAACGCCGAGAACTGCGGAGGTGATTGCAAGATCAACCAGGCCGTCCTCTGGATCAGGCCCGATGTCGTCAAAAACAAGGTGAGCCCAGACTAATGCCCAAGCCGCCAGAACTCATCCCGTTCTTGGACCCGTCTTTCAATCGGGCCTCCGTCTATTTCGACGACATCCAATTCCAGCGCCGGTTCGAGCAGAACCTCATCCGCTACGGTGTCCTGGCGGGACCCGCAGGCGAGGCGACCATCACCACGATCGTCAACCAGGCCGCGTCAGCGAACGCCGGCGTCGGCTTCGTCAACGGCGCAGCCGCCTGCTACTGGATCAAGGACGGGACCAGCGTCTATTACGACGAGGGCTATGTCGGAGTAGGGAAGGTGCCGGAGACCTGGTTCAATGTCCAGGGCCTGGCCAGGTTCGAGGCCGACCCGGAGGACACGGACGGGGATTGCTTCATCGAGATCGTCAGCCAGAAGGAAATCGTAGGGTAAGCCATGGCCAGATTGTTCATCTGCGATTACGGCAACTACAGGATCCAAAAGCGGACCGCCGACTACGGATTCATCGGAAAATACGACGACGGGATCGCCTACAACGATTGCGCCTCGGACGGAACATACCTCTACTTCACCAGGATCCGCTCCGTCGCCGGATCCTACCAGCTCTTTAAGATCGACATGTCGGAGTTCAAGACGGTCGTCGCCCAGGGAGGGCTTTACGGAACCGGGGACGGCCAGCTCAACTGGCCCTATGGCGTCTGGACCGACGGGACGCATGTCTGGGTCTGCGATAACAGCAACCACAGGATCCAGAAGTTCCTCTGCGCCGACCTGAGCTTCGTGGCGAAACAGGGCTCCCATGGGTCTGGAGACGACAACTGGTCGAACCCGACAGGGATCTGCGGAGACGACTCCGGCAACTATCTCTATGTCACGGACGGGACGAACCACAGGATCAAGAAGATCCTCAAGACGGACATGAGCTATGTGGCCAAGATCGGATCCCTCGGGTCAGGGAACGACCAGTTCAGATTCCCCAATTACATCGACACCGACGGGACCAACCTTTTCATCTGCGACAACGGGTCGAACCAGAGGATCAAGAAGCACCTCTGCGCCGACCTCAGCTATGTCGCAAAGCTCGGAAGCTCGGGGACGGGAGAAAACGAGTTCACCTCGATCCAGGGAATGGCCTGCGACGGCACGAACATCTATGTCGGGGACTCCACCCTCAACAGGATCCAG